ACAGCCATAAACTCATCTGGCCATACATGTCTCCATTGAGTAAAGTATCCAGAAAGTCCAATAGAGGAATCATCTCCACCTCTATGCTCATCCCATATCTCTAAGTTATACTTGTCAAAGTTTTCCATATGAACCCAGAATCTATCATAACTATTTCTTGGATCGTTATGTTTGTATTCATAGTCTACTTGGAATGGTAAAAATTCTATACCTTCTTTAGATAACTCAGTTATCATTCCATGATAGAATTTACCATCTATCATCATCTCCGCACCGTCATACTGACGTACACTCCAATCGTTAAATCGTTCTACAGTTTTCATGCTTTTCTCCTTACTTAACATACAACTATTATCTCCAATATCCGATTTGAAGTCAACAGGCAATAGACCAAAAAAAAGGAGGCCGAAGCCTCCTTTAACATATGTTGTAATCAGATTACATAATGTTTGAAATAAGTACTCGTCTGTAGTACTTGTTAGCGTTGTCATCAAGAGCACCAGCACTTGAAAGTGCATCTATACCTCTAGCGAATGGGTTTTCAACAACTCCATACCTAGTCTTGAATCCAATTTTTGGTTGGAAAGTATCTTCACCAACCGCTCTCACCATTTGTAGTGGAACGTATGGGCAATAGAACAGTCCAGCATCAAAAGCGCTAGATCCTTTATAACCTACTGTCATGTAATGAATACCTGAAGAAGGTGTGAAGTATGGATCAATATAAACTCTGATTCTTCCGTTAAGAACACCAGCAAAAGTATTACCAGTATCATCAACAGCTAGATTGTTAGAGTTTAAAGCTGGTGTGTAGTCTAACACGCCTGCCATTTGAAGAGCAGAAGCGACATCAGATGAACATAACATGATGTTACCTTTACCTCTTCTTGTTCCTCTTGCGATCTCATTAGCTTCTCTTTCGATTTGGAACATAAGACCTTTGAATTTTTCAACCATCCATCTACCGTTTGAGTCAACATCTAAGTTGAAAGTACCAGCAGAAGCAACGTTTTGTTGAGCACCAGTTACAGCAACTAAGTTAACTGTTCTGACAATCTCTCTGTTAATCTCTGCTAATATCTCTGTAGAAAGGATATTTGCTAATTCAGTCTCAGCGTCAAGACCATGAATAGCTTTCAAGTCTTGTGCAAGTTCCATTGAGTATTCAGCTTTAAGAGCTCTTGACTTAGCTGTAACAGCAATCTTCTCAATTGAGAAAGCCATTTCAGCAAAAGCAGTGTTACCACTTGAACCAAGTGCTTCAGCTTGAGCTGTACTCATACCTTCAGCAAAGTTATAAGAAGTACTGTTACCTGATGGTTGAGTTCCTTCTTGTGCATTACCTAAAGTGTTGTTACCAGATCCTGCTACTACTGTAGAGAATTCTGTGTTAGCTTCGTTATAGAAAGCCTCATCACCGGTCTGGTTTGTATATCTGCTTCTCATAGCAAATATTAAACCTGTAGGACCTGTCATTGGCTGAACACCAACTAAGTCATAAGCGACTAAGTTAGGCATTGCTCTACGTACTAAGCTAATTAAAACTGGGTCATAGTTATCGATACTAGAACCAGTAGCGTTAGTTGGAGCTGCCTCTAATAGAGATGCAGGGCCGAAACCTTGCTCTTCTTTTAAAGACTTCTCTGTGTTTTCCAAACAAACAGCAGTTACTGCTTTCTTGTGACTGTCTCCAATCTCAGGAAGGTCAGCGTGCTCGATAATTGGCTGCCATTTATTTTGGAGGTTTTCGTAATTAGATTCCATTATTTTCCCCTATATATTACGTTTTATTTCCTGACAGTTCTGCTTATAGCAGCTGCATAGTTGGCAATTGGACCTGTTGCTTTAGGTTGAGTTTCCTCATCTAATTCAACTGGTTCTAAATCTGAAACATCTTCAGATACAGTTGCCGGTTTATTACTGAAGTAAGATTCTTTCAAAGTGTTAAGTTTGTTAGAATAATCTTCTACGTTATCATAATCAAGACCTTCCGATAGAGCACGGAGTTTTTCAATCTGTGTGTCCACTAAGCCATCAGTTGCCTCAGCGAATATGTTTTGTACTTGTGATTCGACAAGCTCGTTAGTAAGACTAATCTTTGCAGATGTCTCCTCTTCGAGTTTACCTTCTAATTCTTCTACTCTTGATTCAAGAGATGTAAGAATATCTGCGTCTTCGTCAGCAGGAAGTATCACGTTATGTGCTTCAATCAATCCTTTCAGACCAGACATGAAACTTTCAGCTACCTCAACCTTTAGAGATGACTCTATTGCAACTTGGTTATCTTCCATCCATTGCTCAGACAAGTAGTTAATATACTCATCTACTTTAGATGTCATATCTTCTTTAAGTTGCTCTGTTGCTTCAGCTATTTGAGCATCAAATGCTTCTGAGTATGCTTCATTCATATCAGCTACTCTTGCACTTACTGCTGCTTCAAAAACAGTTTCAGCTTTTTCTCTTAAGTCTTCGGATAAATCGTCGCCAAATATTGCGTCGATATCTTCCTTAACGGATCCACCATGTCCTGGTGCCATACCTTTGCTTCCAGTCTGACCAGGTGTTACAGATTCTGCATCACCACTTGGTCCTGCGATTTTACCTTCGCCTCCAGCTTTATCAGCTTTACGCTTAGGAGCCATCTTACCTGACTTAGAAGAAATAAGGTCTTCACCTTTATGTTCGGATCCTGATTTTTCGCTCGATCCACCTGGGTTAGGAGCAGTGAAAGATGCAGTCTTATCTGCTGGTCTTTTATTGCTTCCTTTTACAACTGGGTCGGCTACGCTTGAATTTTCACCGCTGGCCTTAAACTCGTCAAGTTCTACTTGCTCTTCGGCCACAGCTTCGATATCATTGTCGAACTTATTTAGTTCATCAGCCATTTTTTTCTCCTCTTTAATTTGAGTTATACGTATCGTATATTATTTATAAATTAATAGTTTACAGGGTCTGTAGAAACTTACCAAACAGTTCTACTTTCCTTTCCTGTAATTCTCTTGCATTTACATTGCCGGTTCTAACAATCTCTTCAATCACCTTTTGTGACTGCCAGCTGTTAGATGCAGCGTCGTAAATCCATTCTACACCTTCCATAACACCATTTACAAATGCGTTTGGTGCAGAAGGATCAGCGACAATGTCACCAGCAGTTGCAAGTTGAAAATCACCCTGCACCTCATTGATTCCGTCGCTTGTTTGTCTAAGACTACCCATACCTCTTGATGATACACCTAATGATGCACCTTCGTCAATAAGACTTTTAACAATCTTACCGTATGGAGTATCCATTATCTTAGCTTTTCCAACATAATCATTTCCCTCTCTTTTGAGTTCTTTGATCATGTGCGAAACTCTTTCTAAGTTTATGGTAGGGCCATCTGGATGACCAAGCTCACCATAAGCTCTGTTGTTCTTTACAAATGTGTCATTATATCTTGACACTTCTTTATCTAGGGTTTCCATAGGATACATTCTTCCGTTCCTATTCTTTATGCCACCTTGCATAAAGATACCTTCTATGAAGTGTTGTTTCTTTCCATCACTTCCTTCTTGAATACTGACTCCTACAGTATCAAAGTTAGTTTCTGATATTAACTTCATCTCTTACCCCGTGAATGCTACTGGTGTGAATTTACCAGCAGTTGCATATATTTTATCTGATGGTGCTTTCTGTACATAATGTACTCCAGCATCAAATGTTGTACTTCCTACTGCAGCGTTAGCAGATGTAACAACTGTTACTGTGACTGCTGCTGTGTGGTAGACTTTGACTAAGGAAGCGTCTACTGCACTGTTAGCTGCTGCTAAACCTGTTGGAGCAGTGAATTCTGCACCCATTAATTTTACTATTCTATCACTCATTGTTGAGTACCTCTGATGCTACCTCTACAGCAAACTCTACTGCTGCATCAGGATTCTCTTCTAACATTTGATCAAACTCTGCTAGGTTATCTTCTGTAAGATTTTCTCTTACAAAGTCTAATGCTTCTTCATAAATCTGAGCATCTTCACCATCTGGTTCTCCAGCGCCTGTAGGTAATTTATAATGACCTGCTCCAGCGTTATGATGTGTCTCATCTGATTTTACATTAGTTGCTTTGAAAACCGCATCTTGCTCTTCTTGTGATTTGAATGCAGGATGGTTCTGTACTTGAATTGTATCTAAGTGTTTACCTATAAAGTTTTTCTCTGCTTCTGATTTTGGATGTACATAATCAGAAACTGTTCCAGCTTGTAGTTCTGGATCAGGTATTAAGTCAATCTTTTTTAGTTCAACTATTTGTCTAAGTGTTTTCATCTGTTTCTTCCTCTTCTACAGATTCCTCTTCTTCTACTTCAGTATCTTCCAACTCGTCAACATCAGGCTCATCTACTAGCTCCTGATCTGCTGCGTACTCCTCTCCATCTTCTTCCACTTCTGGATCTGGGAGATCGAGTTCTGGTTGGACTTCTACCTGTTCTGCGTCTGAAGGTTCTTCTGCGCCAAACATTTCTCTGCTGATACTGTCCTTTACTCCCTGGACATGATCAGCAACTTTATCTACTAGTGTGTCGTTTAAAACTTCACCAGCTTTATTAGGTTTATCGTCTACTACCAAGTCAACTATTTCTCTTGCATTATCTGACATAATATTCTCCTACTCTTATTTATATATCTTTCTATTGCTCAGGCGGAGCTTCTGGGAATCCTGTCTCTTGTTCCGGTGGTTCTTGACCCATTTCCGGCTCTTGATCAGGCATTTGATCCATATTTTCTTGTTCCGCTTCAGCATCAGCCATCATTTCTGCGTGCATATCTTCTATCTCTTTATCTGTTTGTTTCAATAGATTCTTCTTAACATAGTTAAGTGAGAAGTATTTTCCTAAGTAAGGATCAACGTCATTGATAGCTGAAATTTGTTCTCTAAATATTTCTAATTCTTTTAACTCTGAGAAATGACTGTCTGTAACATAGTCGAATCTCATCTCTCTTCTTAGCATAGGCCAGTCATCAGGAGTAATGATACCTTTAAGTATCAATTGTTTCTCTAATGCTACTTCAAATAATCTACTAAACTTTAATCTAATTCTAGCAATAAACTTTTGGAATTTGATTTCGTCTCTTGATATCTCTGAAGCTCTACCTATTGCAAAACCTGTTTCAGGTTCAAGCCTAGACACTGGGACATTGAGTGCTCTATATAACTTTTTCTGGAAATATAGAACGTCGTCCATTTCACCAAGATTCTGACCAGCTGGTAAAGTGGTAATCTCAGTACCCTTTCCACCTTCTCTTCTTGGTAGCCAATAGTCTTCCAACATGGTCATAAACTTTCTATCATCTCTAAGTTCACCAGTTGTGGCATCATAGACCAACCTATTTTTATGCTTGGCCATCATGTCTCTAAGATATTGTTCTGCTTTTAGCTTAGGAAGATTACCAACATCAATATAGAATATTCTTCTCTCTGGAGCTCTTGATATTCTATAAATGACAGTTGCATCTTCTAAGACTCTTAATTGGTTTAATGGTTTTATGGCTTTATGTAAGTGTGACAATACAAGTTTATTATCTTCACTCATCAGGCCTGATGTACAATGTAAGATACTATCCTTAGCTATCTTTAAGCCTTGAGTAGTTCCTTGAGCGGGATTGGTATAACCAGGTCCGCCTTTAAAACCTTTATCGTTGTACATGTAATATTCTTGTTTTGTCTTAGATAACAATACAGTATTAGGTCCGGTTCCGCTTTTCTTTTTCGATACCTGTCTTACTTTTCTGATCTTTCTTGGATCTATGTATCTAAGTTCTTGAATTCCTTTTTGTACGTCTTTCTCGTCTATGATGACGTGGTAGTACAATCTACCATCAATGTACCAATGTCTGAAAATTTCATATGCTTGACGTTCGAAATCTAGTATATCTTTTACATTAAGGAATTCCTCATGTATCTTATCTTTGATGTTATCGGGTACGTCAACTTGATCTAAGTTAATTTCGGCTGTGTGGCTATCCGGATCATATACTATTGATTCATTTACTATATCGTCAATAGCATTCTCACATTCCGGCTGCATAGCCATCTTTCTATATCTGGTAACAAGCTCACCTTCGGTCTTCGAAGTGTGTTCGAGATCCATGTATTGGCCATATACGCCACCCTCAGCTACAACAACTGCGCCGTCGTCTTCTGATTTGGGTACGAATGAGCCTAAGTCTTGATCTGTAGACTTTCTTTTGATTTCGAATCCGAATAGTTCTGCCATGTATTACCTCATAATATATTTATAGGGGATATAGTATCCCCTACAAATGAGATAAAGGCAACAGTTAAGTTGCCATTATCTTTAGTTTCCGCCAGCGTTTCCTGTAGAACCACCAGTAACTTCCCACCAATCGTATTGGAAAGTCACATTGAATTCTTGTAAGACGTCCGTTGCATCCCAAGCAACATCCATTTCTGTTATGTTAACTGGGAAGATTCCGTTGAATGTATATTCACGAATCGGTACTCCGGTCTTACTAAATTGTATGACTTGTGCACTTGATTTGTAAGATAGGTCACTAGCTGATCCAAAACCTCTAATGTTGCCAAGATGTGAGTTGATTGTATTCATCCACTCTTCCATAGCATTTCTAATTAAGAAGTCTTCGTCGTTTATGACCGTCACGTTCCATTCTGCAAATGTTCTATCTCCTGCAATCTTTACCTTTCTACCGAAGTATGGTACTTCAATGAAACCTAAAGTTGAAGCTGGGACCTGTGAAGCTCTCACTAAGAAAGGAGTCTTCAGATCACCTGCTGCATTTGCAGGGTTAGTGATATTGACTTGGAATAGAGTTGGTCTAGCACCACCAAGGGCTAACTGGGACCTAATTTCGTTAATGTTAAAAGCCATTATTCTCTCCTATTCCTATTTATTAAAACTGTCCAACTACTTCTGAGAACTCAACTCCACTTCTTACAGCAACAAAGTTTAACTGTATAAAGTTAATTGATCTAGAAGGTTTGACATATATGTCTCCAACAAATTCATTTCTATCAATGACTTCGCCTGTATTGTTTGTGTCGTCACAAACTACTCTAAAGTCAACAATACCTCTTCTTCCTTGTA